TTTATTAACATCAGAAATAACTGTATCAATCCTAACGAGCTGGAGTTAAAATGAGCACACACGAAGAAGACTTAGCCTTTTTGAAAAAGACAGGCCAAATAGCAAGCGCACCAAAACCAACTGCACAAACTAAGAAAGACGAGGAATAAGTATGGCAATTTATCTAAATAATAACGTAGGTGTTAAGTTGGCTACCAATGCTGCACCTACTACACCATCAATCGACATTAGCTCATACGTGACTAATGCTGTAATTAACCAGATCGTAGATGAACTTGAGGTCACAACACAAGGCGATTTTTCTCACCGATATGTGGCTGGGTTGCAATCTGGGACATTCCAAATTGACATTCTAAATGAGTGGGCAACAAATCAGGTAATGCAGACACTAAATGAGGCATTTGGCAAGACCCTAGCAGTATCAGTAATTACTGTTAAAGGCACAACAGTCTCAGCTGCTAATCCGACATATCAATTTTCAATTTTGGTCAACAACTTAACCCCGATTGGTACAGGCGGCGTTGCTGAAATTGCAAGCTCTAGTCTATCGTTTACGATAAACTCTGTAGTAACAGTGTCACCAACAGTGGCATTCTAACTAAGGAGAAATAATGGCAAAGTTAAAGATTACTAGGGCTAATGGCGAAATTTCAGAGCACAAAATTACGCCAGGAATTGAATACAACTTTGAACAGAAATATGGTGCTGGTATCAGCAAGATTTTAAGAGAGCACGAGCGTCAGACAGAAATATTTTACCTTGCGTATGAATGCTTACGCAGGGCTGGCGCTCAGATACCTTTATGGGGAGTAGAGTTTATTGACAGCCTAGAAACTGTCGAGGTACTAGACGACGAAAAAAAATAATCGAGCGGTCTTCAATCCTTTACAGCATCGCACAGTTGAGCGTAGAGACTGGGATACCGCCTAGAGAATTTATTGATATGGATAGCGAAATGTATGCAGCAATCATACAAGTCCTAACCGACAGAGCTAAGGAGATCCGAAATGCCAGTCGTAGTAAACGGCGTTAAGCAACTCCAGAAGGCTATGAGAGAAGTAGAGCCAGAGCTTAATAAGCAAATGGCTAAAGATATTAAAACAGCGATGCTTACTGTTCGAGATACAGCACGTGGTTATTTACCACGCCAAAGTGAGGTATTAAGCGGCTGGGGTAAGGGCACTGCCTCAGCTGAAACAATTAAATTTAGAGCATTCCCAGCATACGATTATTCTTTAGCAAGATCTCTAATTAAATACAACGCTGGTACAAATAGGCGCAATCGCAGTGGCTTTGCTGCTGCATTTTATGTAGCCAATATATCTGCACCTGGCGCAATCTTTGAAACTGCTGGCCGTAAAAACCGCAGAGGCTCATCTAACTCTGAAAGTCTTAACCCTAATGCTGGCATCCAGTTTATAGAATCTGCTGAATCAATCAGCCAGATGAAAGGCGAAGGCAAGCAGCGAGGTCGATTAATTTACAGGGCGTGGTTTGAAAAATCTAACAAGGTTATCCCTGCCGTGGTCTCTGCTATAAATACAGTCGCAACAGACTTCAATAACAAAACACAACTACGTAAGGCAGCATAGTGGCTAATTTAATTGTCAGCGCAGTCAGCACCTTTGATAACAAAGGATTAAAAAAGGGCAAAAAAGAGTTAACCGCTTTTGAACAAACAGTCAATAAATTAGGCAAAACTTTTGCTAGTGTTTTTGCAGCACGTAAATTACTACAGTTTAGTAAAAATGCTGTTAACGCATTTATGGCCGACGAGAAGGCTGCTAGGTCTTTAGAATTACAACTTAGAAATACTGGGTTTGCATTTAGCGCCCCTGGTGTAGAAAATTATATATCTAGCCTACAGTCATTATATGGCGTACTAGATGACCAACTTCGCCCAGCCTTTCAGCAATTACTTACAGCTACAGGGTCTATTACTAAGAGCCAAGATGCTTTACAAACAGCCTTAAACATAAGCGCAGCCACAGGCAAGTCTCTTACTGAGGTCAGCGCAGCCTTAACACGTGGCTTTAGTGGTAACACCACAGGCCTTAGCAGGTTAGGTGCAGGCATAAGCAAGGCCACGCTAAAGACTGGCGATATGGACAAGATTATGGGCGAACTTAATAAAAAGTTTGCAGGCCAAGCAGCAGGCAGATTAGATACTTATGCGGGTAAGATGAGTTTGCTTACAGTTGCAGCTGAAGATGCTAAAGAGACTATTGGTAAAGGTTTATTAGATGCGCTGTCATTATTGAGTAAAGATAAAAGCATTAGTAATGCAACAGATTTAATGGATGATTTTGCTACGAGCGTAGCAGATAGCGTAGTAGGTGTCGCATATTTAGTTAAAGAATTAAATAAAATAGGTGATACAAAAGTTGGTGGAGTTTTATTCGATGTAAAAAATATACCAGTATTAGGTGCATATCTCACTGGATTTGCGGAAATAACAGCAGCACAAAGGGCTAAAACCGCACCAGACAACAAACAAGGCCGAGCATCGGCTCGTATCTTTGGCCAACAGCTACGCCTAGAAAATAAACTATCAGAGCAGAAGAAAAAAGAATTAGCAATACTAGATGCAAAGAATAAGAAGCAGACCGAGGTAGATAAACTAGCTGAGAAGTTTGATGTTGAACGCATAGGTTTAATGAAGGCGCTGGGCGAGGCAACCGATGCTGAAACTAAATTACGCATCCAGTCTAAGTTAGCCATTTTAGATAATAACGAGGCTTTGGCTAAGAAATACAACGCAGAGTTAAATGCCAAGACAGCTGCGGATCTATTGGCCCAGGCTGGTAAGAATGCTGCTGAAAGTCTAAACACCTTGCCTGGTAGGTTTGATGATGTTTTTAAGAGAGTTTATGAGCAATCAATCGCTTTAGGTAACGATGTTGCTGGCGCAAGGGCTATGGCTGGCCAATCGGCAAGACTGACAGCTGAAGCTGAAGCATTTGCTAATAACACTGGCCGATATGCACAAGACTTAAATCCTATTTATGGCCCAAGCACTACCCCTACTTCACAAGGTAATACTTATATTGATATGACACTTAACACAGGCGCAGTATTAAGCAATAACCAAGACTTAGAACGTTATATTCAAGATGCTTTAGGTAACATTACTAAACTAGGTAACGGAGCATTAGTACCTGCTGGATCGATTTCATTCGCATGACAGTCCCAGTAATCACCGCCACAATAAACTTCTCTACTGGGCCAAGCACTGCTCAGGCTATGCAATTAGATATTGGCGTATTAGGCACAAACGTATTAGCAGATGATGTAGCAATTATTGTCGATGTATCAAATCGTATTAACTTTATTCAGACAGCTGTAGGCCGTAACGCTTTATACGACCAATTCCAGACAGGCCAATTAACGCTACGCATAGTAGATCAGAATGGTGACTTTAACCCTACTAACCCGACTGGGCCTTATTATGGACTGCTAACACCTATGAAGAAGGTCAGCATCGCTGCCACCTATAACAGCGTAACCTATCCTCTATTCTCAGGTTTCATTACAAGCTATGTAAACACACAACCTAAAGATGCCACAGAGGTTGCCTACACAACCATACAAGCTGTGGATGCGATGCGCCTGGCTTACAACGCCCAGATCTCTACAGTCACAGGTGCTACTACTGGAGACCTATCAGGTACACGTATAAATGAGATATTGGATGAGATCGACTGGCCAGCATCACAGCGCCAGATAGATCCAGGTCAAACTACATTACAAAATGATCCAGGCACCCCACGCACTGCTTTAGGTGCTATGCAGACTGTTGCCCTGTCAGAGTATGGCGCAATATATGTAGGCTTTGATGGATCCTTTGTATTTAAGGACAGGCTTACAGCTACAGAGACCATAGGCAATACAGCCACAGTCTTTGCAGATGATGGCACAGGTATCCCATACGCTAACGCAGCCTGGAAACTAGACGACACCCTTATATTTAACTCTGCCCAGATAAGCAGGCTATCGGGCACTGTGCAATCTGCCAGCAATCAGGCAAGCATCGACAAGTATTTTATCCATTCTTATAACCAGCAAGATCTGCTAATGCAGACTGATGCCGTAGCCCTAGATTATGCCAGGGCTTATGTGGCTAGCCGTGCTGAGACCACCATCCGATGCGATGCCATCGAGCTAGACCTATATACCCCTAACTACGATGCAGGTGTAGTAGCAGCTCTCAACCTAGATTTCTTTGATCCCATCACAGTTATCACCACCCAGCCTGGTGGGTCAAAACTACAGAAAACACTACAGATATTTGGCGTTCAAAACATCATCACACCTAATAGTTTCAAAGTGGTGTTTACAACGCTAGAACCTGTCATAGATGGGTTTATAATAGGCAACGTAGATTACGGGGTCTTAGATCAGAACGTCTTATCTTACTAAGGAGAAATTATGCCAACTTGGCCAGGCGCAACAGGTGACGTAGTCACCAGCACAATGTGGAATGGATTACCAGCATTCACAGTACAAACTGCTAAAACAACAGATTACACAGCAGCTAGTGGTGATGAGTACCAACAACTTATCCCTATAAATAAATCATCTGCTATTGCATTTAAGTTACCAACAGATGCTACATATAATTTTGCAGTAGGTACTGTTATCACTGTGTTAAACATTGGTACAGGCACTTGCACGATAAGTGCAGTTACACCTGGCACAACAACTGTATTAAGTGCTGGGGCGGTTGCAGCCTCGCCAACCCTTGCACAATACAAATCAGCTGCTTGCATTAAAACAGCTGCAAACGCTTGGTATGTAGTTGGAGCTATTGCATAAATGTTAAACATAATTTCTGCCATTACAGCGCCACAGGTAATCCCATTAACTGTTGATTATTTGGTTGTTGCTGGCGGTGGCGGTGGTGGCGGTGGCACAAACTCTACAGGTTTAAGAGCAGGCGGTGGCGGTGGTGCTGGTGGATACCAAACAACAACTGGTACTTCTGGTGGTGGCGCTTCTCCGTTAAGTCCATTAAATGCTACCCTTGCTACAAATTACACTGTCACCATAGGATCATTTGGTGCAGGGGGTGGCACTGGCACAGCAGGTAGTTCGGGTTCAAATTCTGTATTTAATACAACAACATCAACAGGCGGTGGTGGCGGTGGTGGCACAAACGCAGTAAATGGTTTAACAGGTGGCTCTGGTGGTGGTGGTCATTGTGATTTTGGTACTGGTGGTGCTCGAACATCTAGCCCTGTACAAGGTAATAATGGAGCAGCAGGCACTGGTAGTTTTTATGCAGGTGGTGGCGGTGGAGCAGGATCAGCAGCTTCAGGTGAAACAGCAGGTTCAGGTTTAACATCTGATATTGATAGCTTGACTTACGCACAAGGTGGCGATGTTTATTCTGGATCTGATAAAACTACAAAAGGTTCAGGTGGTAGAGGTGGTGCGCAAAATATATTTGGTCAAACGAATGATGGCCAAAATGGCGTTGCTGGCGTGGTTGTATTGCGCTATCCAAGCTCATACACAATTACTATTGGAGTTGGTTTGACAGGTAGTACAACAACAAGTGGAGCAAACAAGATTACAACTATTACTGCTGGCACTGGAAATGTGAGTTGGTCATAATGGCATATTATGCATTTTTAGATAATAACAATATAGTCACACAAGTAATTGTGGGAGTAGATGATTTAATTGAGGGTTTAGATCCTGAAGTTTGGTATGCCAATTTTACTGGTCAAGTTTGTAAAAAAACTGGCGATAATATAAGAAAACAATACGCAGGTATTGGATATAAATATGATGCAGTTGCGGATATATTTATTGCACCTCAACCATATCCATCTTGGTCATTGGATGAAAATTTTGATTGGCAAGCACCAACAGCAAAGCCAGATGGTGATTATTATTGGGATGAGAAAAAATTAAGTTGGATCGAAATTGAAGCCTAAATTATGCGCTGCTGGAGTTCAGTTAAGAGATCAAATTGATACGTGGTTTCCAGATAGGCGTACTGCCAGTGATGGGTGGGTGGGCGATAGCCGTCACTCCGCCAGAAAATCGGATCATAATCCAGACGCCAATGGGTGGGTCAGAGCAGTTGATATTGATTCTCGCCTGGGTTCACCCGAAGGGATCAGCGCTTATCTGGCTGACCAAATCAGAGTCGCTGGCAAAACCGATAAACGCATATCTTACGTCATCCACAATGGGAGAATATGCTCGAAGATATTAAATTGGAAGTGGCGTAAGTATCGAGGTATTAACCCTCATACAAAACACATCCACATTAGTTTTACAAAAGCAGGCGACAAAGATGGCAAGGCGTTTGATATACCATTACTAGGGGGAAAGATATGAAGATCAGTAAAAAACAAAAGGCGATACTAAAGTCATACGCACGTGGCGTATTGGTATCATTCTTAACATTCTTAGCAAGTAATGAATTAGGTTTAGACCCAGCGGTGTCTGTAGTAGTTGCAGCATTAGCAGGGCCAGCAGCTAGGGCTTTAGACAAATCCGACAATGCTTATGGCATCGGTGCTAGTGAGAAGTGAGTCCTGCAGAATGGGCTGGCTTTGCCGCAGGCATCGCCGCCGTATTGGTCGCTTTCTTTGGGGGTCTTCGCTATCTTATTAAAGGATGGCTTTGGACATTAACACCTAACGCTGGATCATCACTTGCAGATCGTTTAGCAAGAATTGAAACACGCCAAGAGGAAATAATGCGCATTCTGTTAGACAGGAAGTAGCCTTTACTTATGGCAACTAAACGCAAAGCAAAGAAGAAGCCTATGCGTAGGCGCAGGACTACTAAAGAGCCTGTACTCACAAAACTAGATTTTTGGGCGATAGCAGCCAATGAGGTTTATATGGCTTGCCGTAAGTCTGGAATGGATGAGGGCACAGCTCTAGCCTTTGCGATGGATAGGTCAAGTTATCCAGACTGGATCGTAGATACAA